GTCTGGGACACGCAGGACGCCGTCAACTGGCGCGAGGCGTTGACCCAAGCCATCGGCAAAGCCGATCGCGTTGTGATCCATAACAGCGCCTTCGACCGCACGGTGCTCCGGCACTGCGGAGTAGACTTGCCTGTGGAAAAGATTGATGACACCATGGTCACGGCGCTGGCCCACAGCCTTCCGGGGTCACTGGGTCAGCTCTGCGACGTTCTCGGTGTTCCGCAAGATAAGTCGAAGGACAAGGCGGGCCGCCGGTACATTCAGTTGTTCACCAAGCCGTGCCCCAAGAACTGGAAGATACGGCGCGCGACGCGGGAGACGCATCCGGATGAGTGGCAAGGCTTTGTCGAATACGCCCGGCTCGATGTGGACGCGATGCGACACATACATGGACGTCTGCCGAATTGGAACAGTACACACGGTGAGCAGCACCTTTGGCGGCTTGACCAAAGAATTAATGACCGTGGTGTCGCCATCGACCTTGAACTCGCGCAATCCGCAATCCGAGCTTTTCAACGAGCTTCGCGAGCTTTGGCCGCTCGTTCAGCCGCTCTGACAGGCGGGCACGTCTCCTCGACCACCCAGCGCCAGCGCTTCATCGACTACCTGCGCGAGGTGCGGGGCTTCGAGGCCGAAGACCTGACCAAGGGCACGGTCGAGAGCCTGCTCAAGGACGCTGAGCTGGACCCGAAGGTGCGCGAGCTGCTGGAGATCCGCCAGCAGGCCGCAGCGACGTCTCCGGCCAAGTACAAGGTGCTGATCGAGGCGACGTCGAGCGATGGCCGCCTGCGCGGCACGATCCAGTTCTGCGGGGCCGCCCGCACTGGGCGCGACGCGGGCCGCATCTTCCAGCCGCAGAACCTGCCCCGATCGCCCGACTGGTTCGACGGGGACGTGCAGGAGGCCACGATCGAGGCCTTCAAGCACGACTGCGAGGACATCATCTACGACAACGTCAGCGAGCGCTGCGCCTTCGCCGTGCGCGGGTCGCTGCTGGCCGAACCCGGCAACAAGCTGGTCATCGCCGACCTGTCGAACATCGAAGGGCGCGTGCTGGCGTGGCTGGCTGGCGAGGACTGGAAGATCGAGGCGTTCAAGCTGTACGACCGGGGTGAAGGCCCTGACCTGTACAAGGTGACCGCCGGGCGCATCCTCGACAAGGATCCCTACGAGATCACGAAGTCCGAGCGCCAGACGCAGGGTAAGGTGCCTGAGCTGGCCGGGGGCTACGGCGGCGGCCTCGGTGCCTACCGCAAGATGGGCGGCGACGTGTTCAACGCCATGGACGACGACGCGATCATGGAGATCGTGCAGGCGTGGCGCGCGGCGCACCCGGCGACCAAGAAGCTGTGGTACGACGTCGAGGGCGCGGTGCGCTCGGCAGTCCGGGCACCGGACGAGAGCTTCGAGGTTCGCGGCCTGCTGCGCGTGGACAGCGCCAAGGGGCCGGACGACGTGGACTACGTCCGCATCCGCCTGCCGAGCGGTCGCTACCTGTGCTACCGCAACATGCACATCAACGAGGATGGGCAGCTCGTCTACGAGGGCATCAACCAGTACACCCGCAAGTGGGAGCTGCTGGAGACGTACTACGGCAAGCTGGTCGAAAACATCGTTCAGGCCGTGGCGCGCGACGTGTTCATGACCGGCATGCGCAAGGCCGAGGAGGCTGGCTACAGCGTCGTCCTGCGCGTCCACGACGAGCTGGTCTGCGAAGTGCCGGACGATCCTTCCTTCACGCATGAGGCCCTTGCTGGCATGATGGGGACCAACCCAAGCTGGTCGGTCGGCTTGCCGCTGGCCGCCGCCGGGTTCGAGGCCCACCGCTACAGGAAGGAGTAGCCATGACGCCCGCTGGCAAGCTGCAAGACCACCTCAAGCACGTCGTGCAGGGCAGCGGGGGCCAGTACCGCAAGGTGCGCTGGGAGGGCCGCAACGGCTGCCCAGACTGCCTGATCTGGTGGGACTGGCCCCACATGGCCTTCGTCGAGATAAAGGCCTTCGGCGATCGGGTCAGCAAGGTGCAGGATCGGGAGATTGAGCGCATGAAGAACTACGGCATCCCGGTGTTTATCGCCCGGACGGTCGAGGAAATCGACGACATCGTAAAAAAAGTGAGAAAGGGGGTTGCAACCTGACGTTGCATGGAGTATAAGGGCGCATCAGCAACGAAGGAGTAACCAATGTCCAAGACCTACGAAGCCTACGCTGTCTACGAAAACGGTGACCGCGCTGTGTACGAGGGCCTGACCAAGGCCGCCGCACTGCGCCGCTACGCCCGGTTTCAGTACGAACTCAGCAAAGGCCTTTACGGCGTATCTGGCCCGATCAAGAGCTTCGGCTGGAGGCTCGAAGCATGAAGACCGAGCGTGAGATCAAGGCCATCGCCTACAGCCTTGCCGACGAGATCGAAACCCGCGCTCAGCCCCGCCTCAAAGCGGGGATGAGCCGGGAGCAGGCCTTGATGCTGACCATCCTAGAGATGGGCGGCAAGATCTCGATCGTGAAAGGGTAATGACCTTCAAGCCACACCCCTACCAAGAAGAGGCCATGGCGCACCTGTACAAGGTGCGCCGTGCGGCCCTGTGGATGCCGATGGGCGGCGGGAAGACCGTGACGACCCTGACCGCTCTGGACACCCTGAGCGTGGTCGAGGACGTCTTCCCGGCGCTAGTGCTGGCACCGCTGCGCGTCGCTCGATCGACATGGCCTGACGAGGTCAAGAAGTGGCCGCACCTGTCCCACCTCCGGGTCAGCGTCATCACCGGCACGCCCAAGCAGCGTGAGCGGGCGCTGGCCGCCGAGGCGGACATCTACTGCACCAACTACGACAACCTCGTCTGGCTGCGCAAAGAGCTGGGCGACGCGTGGCCGTTCAAGACGGTCGTGGCCGATGAGTTCACGCGCCTGAAGTCCTTCAGGATACGTCAGGGCGGCTCCAGAGCGCGTGCGCTGGGTCAGGTGGTTCACACCCACGTCAGCCGCTTCATCGGCCTCACAGGGACGCCCGCGCCAAACGGCGTGAAGGATCTCTGGGGCCAGATCTGGTTCCTCGATCAGGGCGAGCGGCTGGGGCGCACGTTCAGCGCCTTCGAGCAGCGCTGGTTCCGCAAGGGCTACGACGGCTACAGCCTCGTCCCTTACGAGCACACGCAGAAGGAGGTCGAGGACAAGCTGCGCGACATCTGCCTGACGGTGCAAGGCCTGCAAGTCGATGAACCGATCACCAGCCCGGTCTACGTCGAGCTGCCACCCATGGCACGCAAGGTGTACGACGCGATGGAGAAGGAGATGTTCGCCGTCCTGAACGAGGAGGGCGTCGAGGCGGCCAACGCGGCTGTGCGGACGCAGAAGTGCTTGCAGCTTGCCAACGGCGCGCTGTACGTGGACGACGACGGTAACTGGGAGGCAGCCCACGATGCTAAACTGGATGCGCTCGAAAGCATCATCGAAGAAGCCAACGGCGCGCCGGTTCTCGTGGCCTACAATTTCAAGCACGATCTGGAGCGGCTACGGGGTCGCTTCCGTCAAGGTCGGGTGCTGGACGCTGACCCTGACACGATCCGGCAGTGGAACGAGGGACGGATTTCGATCCTATTCGCTCACCCTGCGTCGGCAGGGCACGGCTTGAACCTCGCCGACGGCGGTAACATCTTGGCCTTCTACGGGGTCAACTGGAACCTCGAAGAGCATATGCAGATCATCGAGCGCATCGGCCCGATGCGCCAGAAGCAGGCTGGGTACGATCGCCCGGTCTTTGTTTACCCGATCCTCGCCCGCGACACGGTCGATGATCTGGTCATGGAGCGGCTGACCACGAAGAAGAGCACCCAAGAGGTGCTGTTGGAAGCCCTCAAGAGGAGGAAGAAATGAGCAAGAACGCTGACAGCTATATCTGCGCCACCTGCGGTGTGGAGCACGACACCCTGCTTAAGACGATGGCCTGTTTTAACAGCCATGAGGCGCAGGCCGGTGAGTTCGTCGAGGAGGGCCAGCCGTACCCGCCCAAGGCCCCTGAGCTGCTGGGGCGCGCTGCTGCGCTCATGCACGAACGCGGCAAGGCGTATGACGAGCCGCAGGGCGAGCGGTCGATGGGCAAGACCGTGGCGGCGTTCAACGCCATCACCGGTCGCGACCTGACCGAGAGCGAGGGCTGGCTGTTCATGACCACGCTCAAGTCAGTGCGCGGCTTCACCCGCGAAGAGTGGCACCAAGACAGCTTCGAAGACCTGATCGCCTACGCGGCGCTCATGGCCGAGGCGAAGGGATCAGGAAGATAAGACCATGGAAACGAAATTGCAGAAATACGAGCGCCTCGAACGCGAGGGGCCGATTGTCCCTGAGCCACTACCAGAGGCGAAGAGGCGGCGGCTCGAAGGAGCCGCGCGCCAGTACCAAAACAAGCGCTTTGCGCCCTACGACTATTCTTCGGGCGTAGCGGCCAAGGACGAGGCCGAGTAGCCAAGAGCCGCCAGCGCCGCGATGGGGGAAACACCCTTGCGGATAAGCTCGACGGCCTTCGGCCAGTCTGCCTCGGCGAGGAAGCGACGGGTGTTCTGGATGTCACCACGATAGCTAGTCGCGCCCTCGTTCTTCATCTCAAGGTCGCGCAGGTACTTCTGGCGCAGAGCTTCGCGAACGGCTTCGCTCTCGCCGACCTTCAAGGCCAGCTCTTGCGGGTTCTGGGCGAACTCTTCGAGCAGGCCGATAGTTGCCTCGCCGGAGTACGGTGCCGTCGGCACGATGCCCTCGTCGCCCCACTTACCGATGCCCGGCGTGTACACCCCCGTGCCACCGGCCTTAACCGGAGTGCTCCCCGGAAGCAGGCTCGAAAGGTACTTGGCGTCCAGCTCGCGGAGTGACTTTCCGCTCTCTTCCGGGTTGTACGGGAAGACGTAGGCACCGCGATTGGTGGCCGTCGCGCCGTACTTGTCAGCCAAGGGGCCGAGGGCTTCGAGTACGGACTGAAGCTGCTCGGAAGTAGGCTGCGCGCCACCGGTGTCGAGAAGCAGGGCGTTTTTACCCGAGAGCGACCGGAGCGTGTTAGGCAGATTAGCCGCGCCCGCTTCCTGTGCGTCGGCCACGGCGCGGAAGCGCTCAAGGGCAGTCACCGCGTTTTCAGTTAGCGGCGCTATCCGTGCGCCACCGCCGGTAGGGTAGTCAACCAGAGGGCGCGCGATGTTGAGCGGGTTGTACTCCCACTCGCCAGCCATGTTTTTGTACGCCCCGGCGCTCTCGATCGTCGGGAGCTGACGGAGGCCTGCCGCGCTGTACAGCACGTCGCGGTCGCCCGCGCCAACGCTCGGCGGCATGTCGATGAGGCCCGCGTCGATCGCGCCTGCCTCCGGGGACGGCTGCGCCCATGCGCCGCGTGCGCCGTAAGCGCGCTTGGCCTCCGGGGTCATCTCGATAACCTCGGGGAGGTGGCCGGTCGAAGCACCCGGCGCGTACTCGTATGTCGCGCTCATGGTGTGCTTGGGGAAATAGTCAGCCGGGGTCTTGTTGGCCTCCAGTAGAGCGGCCTTCATGCCCTCTATCGGCTCGCCGCCGAAGCGCCCGGTCGGGCTGTTGCCGCGCGAGTACAGATCCTGCGCTTTGCCGTAGACCCAAGGGATCTCCTGCATCTGCTCGCCGAGCCAGTCGGTCTTGCCGCCCATGGCGCGCTCGTTGGCGCGCTGGGTCATGAGCGCGGTCTCCGCGTCCATCACCGGGTGCATGGTGTCGCTGACAGCCGCCTTCCACGGATTACCCTGCGGGTCCGTGTAGCCCATGCTCTGCGCCCAGCGGAAGTCGTTCACGCCGAACAGACCGCTTCCGGGCACGCGCGGGTCTTGCTTGGTCATGTACTCGCCGGTCTTGTCGCCCAGTACAGCCAAGCGATTGTTAGCCACGGCGCTGTCGAGCGTCTCCTGCCCCGCGCCACGGAATGCCATGCCCGGCTCGCCCAGAGCACGCGAATTGAGGTGCTTCAGCGCGAAGCCAAGTTCGCTCTCGGGGGACACACCGGCGCTGTAAACGCCGTGCTGTTCGAGGACGCGGGGGAGCTGGTACGGCTCGGTGCTCTCGGCCATCCCGGCACGGGCGCGCTGGTACCAATTGCCGAGGTTCTCCGGGTCAGCCAGCCGGATTGCGTCGGCGGCGTCCTGCACCTGAGTGTCGAGGTTGCGGCGCATGACGCCGAGGCCGCTGGGGTTCTCAACCGTGCGGGGGAAGCCGGTGTAGCCGCTCTCGGTGCGCTTGAGGTGCTCGCCCTTCTTGGCGGCGGACAGGACGGCCTCCGGGCCTTCCTTGGCCTGCATCTCGCGGTACACAGTCGGGCTGACCTTGCCGCGCTTGCCGCTGATCTGGCGCTGGCTGCGCTTCTCGCTGGTAGCAACCTGCTTCGCGCGCTTGCTCTCTTGCGCCTGCTTCGAGCCGAACTTTTTGTACACCGCCATCTCTTCGTCGGTGTAAGCACGCCCCGGCTCAGGCTTGGGGCGCACCGCCAGCTTGTTGGAGGACATGGACTTTGCAGCGGCACGCGCCTCGGCGGCGGTGGCGTCGTCCGTAAGGACGGAGCGCAGCTTTTTGACGACTGCGTCGCCGAACTCTGACGCCAGTTTAGCTGCGGATTTCTGCCAACTCATCGCCGTCCCTTACGTGCGCGCCGAACCTCAAGGCCCTTCTTTATACCAGAATTAGCGGCGCGGACACCCAGACTGCCCGCGATATTGATGGGCGCGTCTTCCGCGATCTGGCGGGGCGCGTCGGCCATCGTATCTGCCGAACCGATTGACTGGACGACACCGGTAAGGCCCTCGTCAAGAAAAGGCATCGCGCGGCTCGCCTTGACCGCGAAGCGCGGGGCGAACCGTTCCGCCGCCATGGTTACGGGCTCAGCCATGGCCCGAGCGACGCGCGGGAGCATCGACAGGCTTGAGGCGGCAGCCCCCTGACCGCCCGGCACAAAAGCACCGACAACGCCGGGGGCCAGCGCGCCACCGAACTCTCCAGCAAGCGCGGCCTTGGGGTTCTGCTCGGCCCACCTCTGGCGCTCGGCCTGAACCTGCGCCTTGAGCTGGCGATAGCGGTTCACGTCACCCTGCGCCATGGCGCGGATGGCGGCCTCAATCTCGTCCGCGTTGTTGAAGGTCAGACCTTCAAGGACCGATCGCCCGAGGTTGCCGAGATAGCCAGCCACTTAGTAACCTCCGATCCGACCGCCGTAGGCCTTCTTAACCGGCGCGGGAATGCGTTCACCTGAGGTCGTGATGATCTCGTTGGTCTCGGGGTCGTACTTCTCACCCGGCAGCAACGGGACGTCGGGCGCGGTGTCGCGCACGTTGGGCAACATCTCAAAACCACCGTAGCCATACCGGCGGCGCAGCTCTTGGAGGTTGTCCGGACGGTCGGCCATACCGGCGCGGGCGCCCCCGCCTACCGGAGCCGCCACGTACTGCGGATTGTTGCGGATCAGCTCAGCCAAGTCGCGCACGGCAGCCGGGCGCTCTCCGGCAATCGCGGTGTTGACCAGAGGCCGAATGCCCGGAGCGTTAGCCACGCCCATGGCGATGTTCGCCGGGATTGAGAACGGCGCGGCCAAAGCGCCGCCGGAGAAGCCAAGGCCACGTTCGATCCGCGACACTTCGCCCGGAGGCGCGGCACCAAGCGCTTCAACGCCTTGCTCGGCCAGTTCTTGCCCGCGCGCCTCGCCGCGAACGAAGGCGCGGTTGCGAGCCGAAATGTCGCCCTTGCGCGACGCGGCGACAGCCTGCTTCGGGGTGAACTCGCCGGGCGCGTTGCCGAGGTTGCGGGCTGCCTCTTCGGCGCGGGTAAGGATGCCGTAACCACGGTCCGCCCGGTCAAGCAGATCGACAGCTTCGGGTGCGGAGTTACGGCGCGCGTTGGCATCAAGCATCCGCTGAAGTTCAGCCACGCCCTCGGCCATTTCAGCGTTGCCCTGCTTGGCGAAGGCCGCACGGCGCTTGCCCAGCAGGCTCGACAGCGACTTGTACTTGTCGCCCGACAGCGGCCCTTGCACGCGCATGGTCAACTGGTTCTCCAGCAACTTATTAAGTCGCTCTGCGGTGTCCTTGGAGAACTCGTCGCCTTGCAGCCGCTGGCGGAAGGCTGCGATGTCGTTACGCAGGCCTGCGTCTGGGACGACCTGCATCTGGCCGCGCGCGGTCTCATAAGCGCTGTCGAAAGCCTTTTGCGCTGCTTCGAAACGCTTAGTCGGCTTCAAGCCTTTCGGCAGTTCCATGCCGAGATTGCTGAGCGCGTCGTTCAGGTACGCGTCTTGGAAGCCCTCAAAAGCCTTGCGCTGCGCGCGCAGGGCCATGTCGCCGCCACCGGGCAGCACACCTGCCAGCGAGGCTTCTGCGCCGGGCACGCCAAGCGTCTGGCCGACGGACATATCGACGCCCGCGCGCCGCATGGCGGTGACCGCTTCTGGTGTGCGGGGCGACATGACGCGGCCAAACGCGCCGGGCGCGGAACCAGCCGCAAGCCCAATCGTTCCGCCGAGCAGCGCGCCGCCCAAGCGGTTGTCTTCGCTCTCACCCGCGCCGGTGATAGCGCCCAGAAGACCTTCGCTGGCTAGCGCGGCGCGCGTGCCGCTGAGAGCAGGGGCTACGGCCCTAACGCCCGCGAGAGCCGGGAACGAAGCTATGACATTGCCGGTTAGGCCGCCGAAAATCGAAGCGCCGGGGTTCTCGGTCTGCGAGAACTCACGGGCGAAGCGGGCTTCCTTGGCCGCTTCTTCGCCACCAAGCAGCCCCACTGCTTCGTCCATAAAACCGCCAGTCAGAGCGTTGCCTGCTTCGATGGCGTAGGCACCGACCGGGCTTTCCGCCACGGCACCGATGAGCTGTTCGCTCATCGGACGGTCCCGCTCAATTGGCACAAAACGAGCGCCGGGGCCGACCTTCTCGCGGTAGTTGAGCAGTTCGTCGAGATTTTTCTCGTCGACCTTTACATTAAGGTCGGCAGCGGCTTGCAGCAGCGCCTCACGGCTTGCGCCCGCGTCGAACATCTGCTGCAGTTCAGCAGCGGCGCGCTTGTCTTGCTCTGCAACGTACTTTTCACCCGCACCAGCTTTCAGCTCGGTTACCGGTGTCGCTTCCCGTTCGCCGGGTTGCGGCGCTACGGTTTCGCCCTTCGGCTCGCGGGCCTTCAGCTCTTGCACAAAGCTCTTGGGCAAGAGGCCCTCCGGCAGCGGCTGACCAGCGACGATTTCGTACTGCTTGTTGATCTCTGCGGGGTTGCCGCCAAGTTCGAGGTAGGCGCGCCCAAAGTCAGCAATAACAGTGTCCATGCGGTTCTGGAAACCGCGCGGCGTGCCCTTAGTTGGGTCCACGTCGGCGATGGTCTGGCCAAGTAGCAGAATATCAGTGTTACTGATCGGCGTCAGCTTGATCCCCGCCTTTTCGAGTTCTTGGATTTCCTTGAACGCGGCGTTAGAGCTGATCGTGTTGACCTTGGATTGCAGTTCGCCAGCAGGAGTTCCGCCGATCTGGCCGGTCGTTGCAGCCCCAAAGCCCGACGCGAACATACCGCCCTGCGAGATGCGCTTGGCCTCCGCAGCGTTGGCGATGACGTTGAGCAGCTTGCGTCGCGTCGCCTCCTTAGCCTTCTCAATCAGACCACGGGTGCGCTCGCGCTCAAGGGCCTTATCGCGCGCCTCTTCAAGAGTAAGTTGGGCGATCTCAGCGTCGATGTTGGCCTTCTTGATGTCAGCCGGGGTCAGACCAGCCGTGCGCGCCGTGCTTACGGTAGTCTGCGCGATGTCGGCTTCGGTCTTGCGCTGCTTTGCCGAGGGCGGCTCAGCGATGGGCTTTGCGTACGCGCCATAGGGATCGGCCATCACTTAATCTCCATAGGGCGACCGTCTGTCGTGTAGAACTTCATGCCGCGATTGCGAGGGTCACGCGATAGCTCAGCAACCTGCTGCGGTGTTAGCACAGGTGGGCCGCCAGCGGAACCGGGCTTGGCCACCCAGCGCTGGTTTTCCGGATCCCACACAGCACCGGCGAATGGATCTTTAGTCTTGCTCAGCGTGGCTACCGTCTTTGCCATTTCCAGCGCGGTCTTGGGCCGCGCCGCAGCGCGCTCCGCTTCATCCGTCAGGTACTGCTGGCGCAGTTCGAAGAGCTTTTGCTCGCGGGTCTGCTCAGCCTCACGCGCCGCCTTGGCGCTTTCGCCAAGCGCGCCAGTGACGTTGCCGAGGAAGCCCTTGAAGCCGGGAAAGTCGGTCGGCGAGAGCATGGCGCGGGACAGCGCAAAGAGACGCTCGGATTGCGAAGGCCCGGCGTACTTCTCCAGAATGCGCTTCTCGCCTTCTTCGTAGAGCCGCTTTGCCGTAGCTGCCTTGCGCTGTTCGGCGGCGTCAACCGCCATAAGCAGGCTCTTGAGGGTGTTGCCCGGATCATCCTTCAGCTTGCTGAAGTCGATCGAGGCGTAGTCCAGAGCACCCGTCGCGTCCTCGGCTCCGGTGTCTTCTTCACCCGTATCGGCTGCCATGGTGCTGGCTTCCTCTGCTGTTTTCAGGCCACCCTGCGGTTCGACGGGAGGCAGTTCGCGGTTAGCGGGCGGGATTGGGTTCGGGGCGAGGGTCAGGCCTTGCTGCCGCATCCACTTTGTGGCTGCGCCGACGGTGCCAAGCTCGCGAGCTTTGTCCATCAGTTCGTCTTCGGTGATAGTCCCAGCCATTGTCAGATCACCCCAGACCAAGCAACTTGCCGAGGGCGGTGCCCGCCTTGGCGTCGGACAGAACCCCGGCCAGACCGGTCAGCGCGCCGCCGATCGTAGCTGCCGTTGTCGGCTCGGCCTTCGCCTGATAGCCGAGTGGCTGGATGCCCTCTTCGGTCGTGGCGACCGGGACAGCGCCCTTGATGCCGCCGAGCGTCGCGACCATGTTGTTGATCTGCTCCTGCGGGTAGCCCTGCTGGCGGAGGAAGTCGGCGTAGGCCACGTCGAGGTTCTTCTGCGCCTGACCCTGCTGCGTCGCGCCGACCTGACCGAGGGCACCAGCGCCGGTAAGACCGAGCTGCTGCGCCTGCGCGCCGAGACCAGCAAGCTGTTCGGCACCGGCGAGCTGCTGCCCCTTCTGCTGGTAGCCGAGGTTGCCAGCGGTGCTGGCCAGCGTGCCCATGCGCGACAGGTCGGTCTGAGCTGCGCCCAGCGCGCCGGTGTAGCCAGCCTGTAGAGCTTCGCTCTGCTTGCCGAGGATGTCCGAGCTGACATCGCGGATAGCGCGGGCGGTGTCGGTCAACATGCCCGAGGGCGTGCCGGTGCCCGGCTGGCGGCCACCGTAGCCGAGTTGACCGGCGGCGATGTAGCGACCTTCGACGCCCGGCAGGATGTTCTCTTGCAGGTTGCGAACGCCCAGATCAGCGATGCGGTTGACCACCGCCTCCTGATAGGGGTTCATGTACTGGTTCACGACGCCCGGCGCGGTCTGTGCGGCGGCACCGAGGTAGGGCTGCGCGGTCTCCAGTGCGCCCGGCGCAGCCATCGCGCCCTGCGTAGCTGCCGTGGCGGCTCCGAGGGCAGGTTGGTAGGCCGTAGCGGCCTGACCGGTCATGCCGAAGGCCTGCTGCTGCGTGGGCGAGAACTCAGCGACGCGCGGGCCTTGGAACGTGCTGTAGGGCACGGCGCTGGCCGCCTGCTGGTTCGCCAGAACCTGCATGGCGTAGTTGGTGTACCAGTCGGGGAGGATGGTCTGGCCGGTCTTGGAGATCACCCCCGAGCCGAAGGGAACTTCCCCGTTGGTAAGGAAATCAGTCAGAGCCATTACGCACGTCCTCCGCCCAGATACTGCTCGGGCCTTTTCGCATTCTTGCTGAACTTACCGCGTGCCAGTTCGCGGCCCTTGTGCTTGCGCACCTTTACGCGGAACTGGTCAAGCATGTCGGCACCCGCCTTGTTCGAGCCGTTGCCCAGCAGGGCAACCGTTTCGGCGTCGATAACATACTCTCCGTCGGAAAGCATCGCCGGGATTTTGTCTTCGCGCCCGTCGCCCGGACCTTCCACCGCAAAGCCGCCCTTGGCGTAGCCGGTGTAGGCTTGGCTGGTGTTCGGCGCGCCCTGCGGCACGTAGCCGAAGAAGCTCTGCTCGGGGCCGTAGCCGTAGCGGTAGTAATCCTGCGGGCTGGTCATGCCCTGCTGGCCGAGGTCGGCTGCGGTGCGAGGGCCACCGCCGACGCTGCCAGCGCCGCCGAGGCCGGGGATGTTCGCGCCGGGCAGCTTCGCGCTGAACGTCGGGTTCAGGCCGCCCAGCCCGCTGGCGTTGGCGATCTTCGCGGCGGTCTGCTGGCCGCCGCCGCCGAACAGGCTGCCGAGCGCGCCGATACCAAGCCCAGCGAGGTTAATGTAATCGGCGATGTCCTGCACCTTTTCGAGGGTGGTCTTTTCCTTCGGCGCGGGGGTCGTGTCGGGCGGCGGGATGTCAGAAAAGGCAGCATCGAACGCCAGCTTGGTGGGAACGGTGCTTTTGTCTTCAACCGGAGTAACTTTTTCGCCGATAACAGTCGCCGCCGGTTCCGGGAACGCGGCGTTGAAAGCGGCGCTTGGGGTGGGCGGTCCCGTGTCTTGCGGCTCAACCGTCTTCTGCCCGACTACCGTTGCCGCAGGTGCCGCAAGGTCAAGAGCGCCGGTTACCGGCGCAGTGACCGCCGGAGCGGCTGCCGGTTGTTCAACCGGTTTTTGCGCGGTGACCGTTGTGGCTGGCGCGGCAAGATCAAGAGCGCCTGTTACCGGCGCGGCTACCGTCGGAGCGGCTGCCGGTTGTTCAACCGGTTTTTGTGCGGTGACCGTTGCCGCAGGTGGGGCGAGATCAAGAGCGCCGGTCACCGGTGCGGTTACGGGCGCTACCGAAGGAGGCTCAACGGCCTTTTGGGCCGTAACTGTTGCGGCGGGAGGCGGCACGTCTGTGACGCCGCTCAGAGCGCCCCCAAAGCCGCCAATCGCTCCCGCTGCTACAGGAGCGATGTTGGCTGCGGTGTTGACCACGTTGCCGATGACTGTCGGAACGGTGTTTGCGAGGCCGCCTGTAACGTCAGCGGCGAACTTGGCGATCTGGGCGGAGGACGCACCGGCGTTGGCTAGAACCTTGCTGGCCTCCGCTACTGTCATGGCACCGTCGAGCACTTGCGGCTGTAGGTCAGCGGCAAGACCGCCGACCTTGTCGCCAGCCGCTGCCGTTGGACCTCCAGCGAGCGCTTGCAGACCACCGGCAGTTATACCAGCGATCGCGGCTTGCTTAAGAATATCTTCGAGGCTCTTTCCGGCGGTAACGCCGGATGCAGCAGAACCAATGGCGGTCCCGAGGCCTGTGCCAACGGCGGCGCTACTGCCCAGCGCGCCTGACAGAACCGGGCCGAGGACAGCACCGCCGACGGCGGGAAGAGCCAGCGCGCCCATGTTAACCAGCATGCTGCCCAGCGATCCGGCGTTTGATCGGTCGAAAAGCTGCGTGCCCGGCGTGTAGCCACCTTGCTCGTTGGCCCGATACAGTTGCCAATCTTTGTTGCTGCTCGACAGGTCGACGAGCTTTTGCATCTCTTCCGGGGTACTAGCGCGGCCAATGACGTTCCCGTTAAGCGGGTTCACCATGACGTACTGCTGGCCCTGCTGGAAGACCACAGGCGCGGCGTTTTGATAGTCCCAGCCGCCGCCCTCTTTAGGCGTGCCGATCTTGCTGCCGGTGTCGAAGCGGTAGACCATGTTCGGGTCGTAAGCCGGGCCGGGGTCAGCAAGTACGCTAAACGGCGTAGTCACGATCATGCTGGGATCCCAACCGCCGAGGTCGATCGGGGCCGTTTCAGCGGGCGTGTACGAGTAGGGCTGCGCTTCGGATACCGGCTGCTCGCTAAGCGTGGGCGCGCTCAGGCCACCGAGGAACGGCTCGGAGTAAACCGGCTGCGCGGTCGGCAGGCTGTAGCTCGGTGCTTCGTAATACGGTTCAGCGGTGACCGGCTGTGCGGTCGGCAGGCTGTAGCTCGGCTCGGCGTAGTAGGCCGGTTCTTCGTAATACGGCTCGGAGTAAACCGGCTGCGGCG